GACCAAAAAATCGAGGGGGGGTCTAAAAAATTTAGCTCTCCCTCCCATTTTATTTTGGTACTCCCTCCCGTTTTTAAAATCTGACACCCCTCTAACTACCTACAATCACCCCTTGCGGTTGCGGAAGCTGGCTGAATGGTCTTCTTTGTTGTGGCATTCCTGACAGATACTTTCTAGGTTATCTATATCTAACCTATGTCGCCAACCCATTGAGGTACGTATCTCTTGCCTATGATGGACAATGGTTGCTATTGTACTATTACATACTTCACACATTGGATTCATTGAAAGCTTTCTTGCTCTCACGTTTCGCCACAGTGTTGATGCGTAGAAGTCCGCATACTTCTTGTTGTCTGGTGAATGTCTTACTTGCTTGTTGTATGTTCGTTGTGTATTACCTTTGTGTTCTTCACAGTATACTTCTGGTATGTCTACATACTCCCTGCAGTGTGCAACCTTACACCGTCGCTTAGGCATTAGAAGCCCCACATATCTTTGTTGTTATTGATGGTGCTTAAGATGTCATAAGATACTTTAGGTTTGGTTGTTGGTTCTGTTGTTGGTTGTTCTGTTGTGTGTGATGTGTTGGTAACCATTGCTTGCTCTAACTGTCTGATGTATGATACTAACTCTAACTTAGTATGAGATAGTAGTTGCTTGTCTGTCATACCCTCCATGGTCATATAGTATACCCTCCTCTATGTTGTATTCTCAAGGGTACAGTATTAACCTATACCCTCCACTCTCTGTTGTATATGGTGGTGCTTAGTTGTTGTATCCCTCTAGTGTGGACTTCATACGTTTTAATAGCATAGGTCCAAATACATTCCATAAGATATAGACAATAGCTAAACCAGTGTTGCCTGATGTCCACAATGCATAGGGTAGATACACATACATTAGTCCTGCCATTACTACTGTAAATACTAAGATGATTAGTGCTACTACTAATTGGATTGCTTTATTCATAATTGATTCCTCCTATTTGTTTTTACTTTACTTCTATATTATAGCATACTTATTTGTAGTTTAGGGAATAGATTAATCATTAATAACCAATGAAATGTTCTTCATGTGTTCTTGATGTTCTTGATGTGTTCTCTGTTGAAGTAACCAAGTGGCGCAATGAAGAACACCTATAAACGTTGATAAACCAACATTCTTAGTCTATTTTATTATAAGTGTTCTCTGTGTTCTTCATATATTCTACTTCATCTGTAGATGAATATAAAAAGGGAAGGTGTGTCTGGTAGGTGAGTAGTAAAAAGACCCAAGACAGAGAACACTTTGGTTCAATCCCTTGTGGCTCTAAGGCTTAAGCCTGTTCTTTAATGAAGAACAAACAGAGAACACTTCAACTGGTTTCATTATTTTTAAATTACTTTAAACAAAACTGTTGACAAATTAACCAACATGGTTTAGTATAGTAAATGTAAACCACAACAATTATAAACAATTAAGGAGGACCTAAAATGTACAAAAAGAAAATAAGAAGTAGAAGTTTAGAACAAATTGAATTAAACAAAGAAGAGGTAAGACAATATCTATCTGAACACAATTATAAGATATGTAATGTAGACCACAGAAGATGGATTCCACTTGTAGACACATGTAAACATTTCAATCAGTGGTCAAACACAAATGAAAGAATCACAGTATTTGACTTCACACATGCGTTATTTACTATTGCATTAAATGATTATAATGTAGCACCAAAAGAAACAAGTAAATTAGTAAATGGTAAACAACAAAAGGTATTAACAAACATTTATATCAAACCAACATTATAAGGAGGAAAACAATATGAAGAAAAAGACAATCAAAGAATTTTGCGGAATGAACAACGTAACAGAATACATTGAATCATTAGGTGAAGAAACAACTATTATCTCACATACTATGCAAGGTGAGTGGCATTACATTATTACTGAAACAGAAGTTAAAGAACGTGAAAATGAAGTACAAAAGCTTGAACAACTAATTAAAAGCACACAGGACCATTTCACAGAGGACTTAGACAATTGTATTGATAATATGAATTTCTACTATAGTCAAGGTAATATGAACGATTATAGAGAGTATGTAAAACAGTATGATGGAATAATGAAACGCTATGGAGAAAGATTAAAAGATTTACACAAAAGACTTGACAAACTAAAGAATGTATAGTACACTGGTTTCATAGACAACTAAGGAGGAAATAAAAATGACAAAATATGTAGAGGTTACAAAATTAATTGATTGGTCACGTGACCCAGAATTATTGGAAATTGGCAAAGTATACAAAGTAGTAGTAGAGCATAAAGAATCATTATATATTAATGGTGTATCAATTTCTATTAATGGTTCTCGCCAGTCATATTACTTAAGTTCAGGTCAATTCAAATATGTTGAACAAAACGAGGAGGACCTAAAATGACAGAATACAAAGATTTAAAAATGAAATGCACAAGTAGCCACCCACAAGAACCATTTTACACAGAAGGTAAAGAGTATGACATTCTAAAGAATGAAACAGGTTTCTATATTAAATGTGATGAAGGTGACATATTAGAATACGGAACAACACCATTTGACTTAGAACACAACCTAAATCAATTTTGGGATTCAAATTTTAAGATTGTCAACATTGATGAACTCACTAAGATTAGAAAAACATTTCAACGAACACTTATTCAATACAATATGGATATTGGTCATTTGTCAGGACATTTGATAGGAAAGCCAAGTAATGTAATATCAGCACAAATTGCAATGTTAAAAGTGAAACGTGAAGCAATCCAAGAATTATATGATGAAGTATTTAAAGGAGGTAATGAGTAATGACAGAGAAAGTATTACTAACACTTGATGAAAACAAAGAGTTGAGTATCAATAGTAACCACGCAGATGAAGGAGAAGTGATTTACATGTTAATGGCTGGCTTAATTCATGTATGTAAAGAAGTTGAACTTGAACAAGATTTAATGATTGAAACTATTAAAGAACTTTGGGGGCGTGTAGAATGAAAACCGCATGGTTAGTAAAAGTTGATTATAAAGTGCCAGCAATGAGAGGGTTCAGTTCATATAAGAGTGCGCTCAAGTATTATCATGAAATGGTAGATAAAATTGAAGAACAAATTGAAGAACGTAATTGTGAGCAAATAGAGTCATATAGTAGTGGAAAACCGCTTTTAACACAGTTTAGAGAGTGGGACGAAGAATACAAGTATTTCACAACACTTGGTTTAGTATCAATCAAACAAATTGAATGGGAGGAAGAATAATGATTACACTAGGACAATTACTAATGTTTGTTGAATATGATACAACAGTAGTATTAGTAGAACACGGAACAGAATAACAGATTTACACTTTCACACAATTAAAAGAACTAAAATATAAACGAGAATATGAAAAAGTTGAACCACACCTTGAACGTGAGGTAATGATTATTTCAACAACACCAGCTTCTTATCTATATATTGAAATTCTTTAAAACTTTTTTGAACAAAAGTGTTGACAACTACTATAGCACATGTTATAGTAGGTACATAAGATAACAACAAACAAATTGGAGGAATTAAAAATGACAAAAGAACAAATCAATGCAGAAGTGAAATTACAAGAAATGTTAGGTAACAAATTAGAAGTGATTCAATTAGGTAATGACATTTACATGTATCTTAATGGTGAATCATACAAAACAGCTGAATTAATTTAATAAAAATCAGAAAAGGGGTTGACAAGTTCAGCCCCAACTGATATACTAAATATATAAATTAAAGGGAGGATATAAAATGTTAGTATCAAAGAAAAAGCATGATTTATTGATTAAGAACTACAATGAGTTAGTAGATAATAGGGATAAATGGCAAGGAAGATGTATTCACCACGCAAACAACCTTGACAGAGCTTACGAGGAGATAAACGAGTTAAGAGAAATGATTAGAGAGATTAAGATAGACAAGAATAGAGATATAAACAACCTAAAACTTGAACGTGACACATACAAGGAAAAATACAAAGAATGGTTTCAAAACTTTATTAAAACAAAATCAGAACTAGAAAAAGTTGACAAAATTGTTTTACAATATGAACAACGAATTAATGAATTGGAGGAAAAAGAAATGACAAAATATGCTAAAATTACAAAATATTTAGGACCACATAACATTGACAAAAGACTTGGTTTAGAAATTGGTAAAACATATAAAATTGTAGAATATAAGAGTCCTTTAACTGATAATTGCTATATTTATTTAAATGATGAATATCCATACTATTTCATTTCAGAAAGACAATATGAATTAGTTGAAAAAGAAGAAACACCAACTTTTAAAACAACTATAGACTTGAAGTCTAGTGTACAAGCTAAAATTGACTCACTAACAACGGAAGCAGAACACTTATTCAAAAAGCGTGACCGCTTGGAGCAACAGGCAATTAACTTAAGCAAAAAGGCACGCAAACTTAACAACCTTATTGAAAGTATCAAAGAATTTGAATAAAACACTTGACACCTACTATATCACATGGTATAGTAGGTGTATAAGATAACTAAGGAGGAAAACAACATGTCAGTATTTGGTTTAGTATTTGTAACAATTGGAATCTGGGGAACTTACAACATTATCAAGTATATTGAGGACTAGGAGGAACAAGAATGAAAGAATATGAAGTTTTATGGCGCACAAGATACGATACACTTGTGGAGGTAATACATGTAACTGCGAATAGTCATGCTAGTGCAGCTATGAAAATTTTAGATGAATCAGGTTTTAGACCAGAACAAATTGAAATTATACGAGTGGAGGAACAACAATGATAGGAAATTTTATATTATGGTGTAAAGAGGTATTACGTGAAAACTTTTGTATACATGATTACGAACCATTTGGCATTTACAAATCATATAATTTAGGCGCACATGAAAAATGCAAAAAATGTGGGAGGTTAAAATAATGACAACCAAAACAAACTATCATATTTGCTTAACAAATAATGAACTTTTCAACTTATGTACAGAAGAACCAATTCTTGTAATGTATGAACAAGCGGTTGAAAATGATGAAAAACTATTGAAATTGGAAAAACCAGAAGCAATTGAAATTGATGGCGAAATGCAACCCACATTTATCACCATTCCACTTGATTCAATCCTATATGTATTGGAGGACGCATAGTGAGTGATTCAGTAAAGGTTATTGGCTCAATATGGGCTTCAACAGATGGATTAAATATTTATAGAATTGACCAGATAGACACACGTGGTTATTTTATCACATTATTAGACAATGAAATAAACATGGTTTCTAAAACATGGATACACAAGCAAGCCACCATGTGTGACACAAAAGCAACCAAAGAACAGAAACAACAATTTGAGGAGGAAACAAAATGACTGTAGAAGATTTACTATATTCAATTGAAAATGATATTGATACCTGTTATATATTCAAAGGTGTTGACATTGTAAAAATAGCAGATGTACACACGGACAACAAAGAGTTAAAAGAATACTATGATTCTAAAGTTAAGTCATTTCATTTACAACTGATTAATGAAGATTACACAGGAATAATTTATGACTTAGACATTACACTAGATGAGGAGGAAACAAAATGAGTAGAATGAGTAATATCAGTGCAATTGAACATGTTTTAGAAATGATTGAAGGGTATGACGAAAACGCAGAACACAACCACGCTGGTATGAAATTTATCCAAGGTGTAATTTTGGGACTTAGCATGAGTGATGTTATTACTATGGAACAATCAAGTGAATTACGTGAACGATTACATGATGTTTATAAATTTCATAAGGAGGAAACAAAATGAGAGTAGACATGTACACAGAACGTTACTATGAATTTGAAGAACCATATAATGGGGCTACAGTAACAGTTGTATTAAAAAATAATGTACCACTAATGTATCAATATGAATATAAAGATGTTCAAAACACATTAGCATATAAATTTAGAGCCTTATACAACCTTAAGTATATTGGTGATATTGTAAATGTATGGAATGAAAAACGTTTATTAAAAAAACTAGATGAGGTGGAAAAATGAGTAAATTAGATGTATTATTAGTGGCACTTGTATTGGTAGGGGCAGCAAGTGGAATAGTGATTTCAGCAATGATTGTAATTTCAGTTCTAATGGTATTGAAGCCAATTACATGGGTTGTACTTGGATTAGGTGCATTACTAACTATCATGATTGCTATTGGTATATACCTATTTGAGAAACATTATCTAAATTAAATATGTTATGATAAGGGAGAAAGTTAAATAAAACAGTTGACTTTCTCTTTTTTAGATGGTATATTAATGTCATAAGATATTAGGAGGAATAACAATGGTAAATGAATTACAAAAAGTTGAATATGAACAACCAGTTGAATTAAGTTTTATCAGCACACTTGAAAAGACTTTGACACCTAGCAAGCAATATATCAAAGCACTAAAGGAGTATGAAAAGGACCACAAAGAGTGGGAAGTTGACTTCAAAAATGGAGATGCGGCTAAGAATGCAGAACCACAACGACCAGAACCAAGTTATGATGGATTAAATGCAGAAGCCTTGGCAGTTCACATGGCTAAGGTATTACCAGTGCATGCAAGTTCCACAATTGGTTTACCAGTGGTTTACAACCATGACACAAAAATCTATGAGGTATCAGAGGACAATTTAGAAGCTCGTTTATGGCAAAAGCTTTACAATGAATTTATGATGGTCTATACACCACACTACGCAGAAAATGCAAAGGTTGCTAATCAATTTAGAAATGCAGTTCAAAGAATGGCAAAAAATGCACTTGCTTCTGGTGCTAACTTACCATTTAATGACAAAATGGACCCAAACAAAATAGCCTTTAAAAATGGCACATATCGCTTTAAAGAGGACACATTAAAACCAACGGTAAAAGAGGACTACCAAACAACAAGAATTGAATATGATTATATTGAGAACCCTAAACACAATATCGTTGCTGAATGGATTGAGTATATTTTAGAAGAGGACGCAAAAACACTATTTCAATTGATTGGACGTATTTTCTACCGCAACCAAGACCCGCAAGCAATGGTGTTTGCAACTGGTGAAGGTAGTAACGGTAAATCTCACGTTATGGCATTTATTGAGGAGCTAGTAGGAAAATCAAATACAAGTCATGCAACACTAGCTAGCTTGTCAGGTAATAATGACAAATTCGCAAGCTCTCAATTATTTGGTAAAATGGTGAATATTGAAACAGATATGCCAGCACAGCATATTAAACAAACAGGTACACTGAAAACACTATCAGGTAATGATGTTATGAGTGCAGAGTACAAAGGTATTAACAAGTTCACATTTACCAACTACGCACTAATGATTTTCACAACTAATAACATGCCTACGTTTTCAGACACCTCACATGGTTTCTTGCGCCGTATTATCACATTACCGTTTAATAAGACAATGGGAAGAGATAACCCCACAGATTCAATGTGGCTGGAACGTTCAAAGAATTTCACATATGAAGAAAAATCAGAGTTTATCAGCTACTGTTTACAACAATATAGAAATGTACTATTTGGACTAAATGGAGAAACCAAAGGACACTTCTGGACCAGTGAGAATGCAAATAAATTGCGTGATGCCTTTATCCAAGGAAATGACACAATGGCTAACTTTATTGATATGAACGAAATTGAGTTCGTGGAAGATGAAAACTCATTTATCCCAACAAATGAATTATTAGAAGCATATAACGATATGTTAGTTAATGAAGGACTAATGACCGTTTCAGCTCGTAAGTTTGTGCCAGAACTACAACGCAAATCGCAGAACATTGTATTAAACAGAGTTAAAAAAAGAGTTAATGGACGTCCACAATATGTATTAACCAATATTAAATGGGCTAACAACTTTACTGAAACAGATAATATTTTTTAAAATATTTTAAAGAAAGTTAACTAAAACAGTTGACTTTCTTTTTTTCTCATGATATACTTAGTTCATAAGTTAAGAGGAGGAAACAAACATGACAACAAAACAAAGATATGAAGCGAAATTAGAAAGACTAAATAAAAGATATGAGGAGTTAAAAGAACAAATGATTGAAGCATACGACAACGGAAACAAAGAACTAGGACATGAACTAAACGATAGACTAGAAAAAATGTTAGATGTGATTTTACTAACTGAAACAGTATTAGAAAACTTAAAATAAAATCAGAAAAGGGGTTGACAAGTTCAGCCCCAACTGATATACTTAATTCATAAGTTAATAGGAGGATATGAAATGGACTTTCAAATTGGAACAGTAAAGAAAACGCAAGGACAAGTAAAGAAACACGCTTCACACTTTACACACAAGGAAGTTGAACAAGTATATAACGCTAGAGAACGTGTAAAAGATTTATGGCTAAAACGTGGTATCAAGATTGGTTTTCACTTACAAGATAAAATAAGAAATGGTGAAACTAAATTTTCATATGAAATGACAATGAAAACCATGTTAAATAGTACAATTGTAGAGTACAACGAAACAGGAGCAGACAAGCGCATTTTACTACGTTCACACTATTCAAAAAACAAAGAAGTACAGTGTATTGTGGTGTCACTAATAAGTGGTAAAGTAATTACAAGCTATCTAAACAAAGTAGATGACGTTCACAAGACACTTGACCCAAGGCGATATGACAAAAATTTAAAAATTAATTTACCAAAACACTTGACAAAATAAAGACAATCATTTATACTAAGTATATAATCAATTAGGAGGAATAAATAAATGAAACATAAAGGATTAATCATTGGATTGGCAGTAGGATTGAGTTTTTCAGGAAGTACAGCAATGTTGGCAAACAACTTAAACAAGCAGAAATTGAATGAAGCTAAACAAGAATTACACTTATACAAAGAATTGAACGAACGTCAACAAGATATTATCTTAGAGTACAAAGTAGTATCAGGAATTGATGTTTCAAGTATCACAAAAACATTAGATAATAAACAGTTAATTAAAGAATTAGACGAAAAAATTAAACAATTGGAGGACAAATAAGATGAATGAAAATTTAGAAGTTTTAACAGCTGTATTGGTGGCATTTTTAGTAGGTATCTTTACAATCGTATTCACAGGTTCAAGGGATGCTGTAATGATAGCATGGTCTATATCATTCGTATTAACGTTCTTAGCAACTCAAACATTCAAGGAGGATAACTAAAATGAATTTATTACAAGCATATGAAGTGATTGATAGCCATTTTTTAGTAGTGAAAGAATCAAATGGTTTGACTGCACTAGTAATTGACACAACAAGTGATACATCAGTAGCACGATTATTTAATAAGTATAACGAATTGACAAAGGTATTAAATATCAGTTACAATGAATCATGGGGCGGAATTGAACTAGTAATTGGAGAGGAAGAATAAAAATGACAAACTTAGAAATGATTGAACGATTAGACGCACGAACATATTTAATGCAAGAAGAATTCATAGACAAAGGTGTAACACAAACTGAAATTGACAACTTTGTTAAAGAAGGTGTACTATTATATCTGTTATGTTTAGAAGAATATTACGAATCAACAGAAAGACATATTGAACTATTAAAAGAAGAAGTTTTTGGAGAGGAAGAATAAAAATGAAAACAGAACGCATACAAGCAATTGACACATTATTAACGGATATGGAAACCAAGTTAAATGAAAAAGGTGTAACAGACAGTGAGTTGGAAAAATACGCATTATATTCTACACTAGGCTTGTTGGGAATGATGGAACAAAAAGGATATACAGTACCAGAAGCAATTGTAAAACTAACAGAGGTTGCACAACGTATGTCTAAAAAAGGTGGTTCAGCACGTGAAAAAAGAAGCTAAATTTAGTAAAGAAGTAGTAGAATACTTGAAATCAAAAGGAGCGGTTGTAAATGTTAACACAGCAACCATATATGACCGTGTGGGACGTGCAGATATTGAAGCGTGTTACAGTGGTTACTTCATTGCATTAGAGCTTAAAACTGGTAACTACCAACCAGACCCATTACAAATTAGATACTTACAAGAAGTTAGATGTGCTGGTGGATATGGTTTACTATTAAGAGATACGCTTGATGATTTAGAGGATCTATTACTTTATTTGGATAACATGGAAAGTGCAGTGTACTATGGTGCAGATGATATTTATTTCAATTATGAACAACCAGATTTACCAGATATTAAAGATGATAAGGTGGAAGTACTATATGACTAAGATTGGAAAAATTGAACTATTACCAACGCAAATTGAAGGTATTGAAAAATGGAATACACACCCTTACGATTTATCTGACGCTGGAACAGGTAAGACATTCACTGCATTAGGAGCCTACTTGCAATCTGGGTGCAGTAAGTTATTAGTTATCTGTTTAGCACCTAAAGTTGCAGACTTTGCAGAAGATGGAGCTAAGATGAATATTGAAATTACAACACTTAACAAGGGTACAAAGAAAAATAAAGAGTTATTAGCAGATGCAAAACGAGTTGCAATCTCATTTGAAAGTAGCTGGCGTGTGACTGAATTATTGAAATGGGTTGATAAAGATACGTTCATTATCATTGACGAAGCCCACAAAGTAGGTGTTAGCTCTTCTAAAGTAACTAAGTTTGCTATGAAATTATGTAAGAAAACACCTTATGTAAGACTGTTAACTGCAACACCAGTTAGTAATGGGAAGCTAGAGAACTACTACCCACAGTTATATATGCTAAATGTATTCCGCAAGCCTAAAAAAGAGTTTGAGCAACTATTTGTTATTAAGCAAATGCGACAAATGGGTTCTATGCGATTTATGGACATTGTAGGTTATCAGAACGAGCATTTATTAAAACAAATGATTGACCAATGCGCAGTGCGTTTCACACGTGATAAAGACTACTTTCCAGAAGATTATGTATATAAGACTAAAAAACCAGCTATGTATGCTAAGTTGAAAAAACACCGCATGTACAAAGCGGATAACGGCGAAGTAATTGAATTAGACAATAGTAGTAAGCTATTTAATGCAATGCGTTGTGTATCACATGGTTTCTTATTAGGAATCAATAAACAGGTAAGCAAAGAACCATTTGAACGACTGAACCAGATTCTTGAAACACATAACAATGAACGAGTAGTTATCTTTTATAATTACAATGTGGAACTTGAAATGTTGAAACAAGTATTAGACAAGTTAAAACGTCCATATAGTCAATATAATGGCGCTAGCAAAGACTTAAAAGCATTTAAAGGTAAAGACAACGGTGTTGTGTTAGCACACTATAAATCCGCTTCTACAGGCATTAATGACTTTGTTATTGCAAATGTGACAATTTACAATTCAATGCCTTTAGAATCAATCAACTATGAACAATCTAAGGCACGCACAGACCGTTATGGTCAAACCAAGAAACCTCTTTATTATCACATTGTGCCTGAAACACCAACGGAGAAAAAGATTTTTGAAACAGTAACAAATGGTAAAGATTTTACTAATGAGATGATGGAGGATATTTTAAAATGAAAGAATTAAAAGAAGTAACTGTAAACTTTATGGCTGGTAAAGATAATAGAAATATCTTATTTACCAATGTTAAACGTGTAAATATCACACAACGTTTTTTAGAACTTAGTTTTGGTGATTCAGAAACATTCACCTTAAAATTAGAAAATTTAGTATTTTATTCAATTAAATAGTTGACAACTACTATATCCTATGATATAGTAGGTACATAAGATAAAGAGAGGAAGTTATAACAATGTTTACAAGAGAAGATAAATTACAAGAATGGTACAAACACACATACGTAGACTATATTAAAAGCTGGTTCTGTTTATTATTAATAATGTTTCTAGGTGCTTGCTTTATTTTTAAATTCATAGATACCACAGATACATGGGGTGCAGAAGAGATTGACCACAATGGTCAAGTAGTAACTATCAGTAAAGACTTTTAAGGAGGAAACGAAATGGAATTATTAAGACTTAAAAAGAATGGTAAAGCACCGTTAGTTGCTGGTTCATTTAATGGTGAAGATAAAGTAGAAGTAAAGAAGTGGGTTGCAGAAGGTGGTAACTATGGTATTTTAACTGGTAAGTTATCAGGTATTGCAGTAATTGATATTGACACTCATAATGGTGTTAGTGGTGCTGATAACCTCAAAGAGTTTTGCGAAAAGTATGATATTGAGTTACCAGACACTAAAACAGTTATGACACCAAGTGGTGGGCTTCATCTGTATTACAACCTACCTGAAAAATATAATGATGTGCAATTCATTCAGAACCACAAGGAACTTGAAGGTGTTGACTTCCAAACACATGGTCGTTATGTAGTTGGTTGGGGTTCAACTATTGATGGTCTTAAATATCAAGTGATTAACAACCAACCAATCGCAGACCTACCCGCAAAATGGTTTGATATATTTACAGATAAAACCATTCAAAAGAAAAACAAAAAGCGTGAACGCAAATTTACAGCTAACTTACTTGGAGATATAATTGCTGGCTGTGATGAGGGTGGACGTAATAACTTCCTAACTCAAATAATTGGTAAGTTATTCGCAACTGGATTAGAACATGAAGAAGTGCGTGTATGGTCACTATACGTTAACCAAATATCATTAAATCCACCACTATCAGAAGAGGAGGTATTAAGAACATATGAATCAGTGCGCAAACGAGAAATTAGAAGAATGGATAGAGATTGATAAACATAGTAGATACTGCGTATCTAATTTAGGTAGAGTTAAAAATAAATATACAGGAAGAATTATGAAAGCTACCAAAAACAAAACAGCTGGGTATATGTATATAAGATTATATTCAGATAGTGGTAAACGAACCACCTTTAGATTGCACAGACTAGTTGCATTACACTTCTTAGATAATCCAAATAACTATGAAGATGTAAACCATATTGATGAAGATAAAACAAACAACATGGTTTCCAATCTTGAATGGTGTTCACATTTAGAAAATATAAGACACGGAACAGGTGTCTCAAGAAGTAAACAAAGTAGAAGTACGCCTATACTTTGTTCAAACGGAATTGTATATCCTAGCTTAAATGATTGTAGTAAAAGCTTAAAATTAAGTTGTGGAGCAATATCAGAAGTATTAAACGGAAAAAGAAAACACACTAAAGGTTTTAAATTTGAAAGGATTGAAGAAGTTGAATAATTTACACATGTTTAGAAAATTGTTCCCAAACGGTTGTCTTATTGATGTAAAGTACAATCCAAATGGGTTTGGTGATATGTATAGCACAGATTATCCATATTCAGTAATGATGCAACATGTAGCCAGTGGATTTGTTAGTTTTGAAAACATTGAAACAGCGGAAGAAGTTTTTAAACTTATCGCTAAATATGCAAAATAAAAAAAAGCCAACTCATACGAGTTAGCCTAAGATAGTCTAGGGTAGGAGGAAGTACCCTTGCTATAAATATATTATACCATAAAATAAAAGTTTTGTGTTGACAAATGAACGTCAATATGATAGACTGATATTATAAAACATTAGGAGGAATTAATTATGAAATTAGAAGATGGAATGGTAGTAAAACGCAAAGACAATGGTTTAAAAGGTGTAGCACATAAAATTGAAGGTAAAATGTGGAAAGTCAAATACCATGATGGAACACACACGTATACTACAGAATCAAATTTTAAAAACCATTTTGTTATTCCTGAATTAGAAGTTAATTTTGATGATTCAAAATGTGATGGTGTTGAACCTGAACAAGAAGTAAATATGACCTATGATGAATACTTAAACCAGTCAGATGATGTTGTTACAAAACATTTAGAAAAGGAAGCTCATAAAACAATGGAATTGTTATTTGAAGAATATGAACCAACTAATGATTCAAAATGTGATAGTGTTGAACCTGATGTAGAAGTTTATTTTGAATCAGATTTGATTGACAATCAAATTCATTACACAGTTAACGGTATTCAACCAATTCAAATAATGAAAGCTAACATGACAAAAGAAGAATACCGTGGTTTCCTAGAAGGAAATATTCTAAAATACCCACTACGTTATAAACACAAAAATGGACTAGAGGACCTTAAAAAAGCAAAAACTTACCTAAGTTGGCTGATTGAAGATATTGAAGAAAGAGGGTTGTAATATGGCTATGGAAAATGATTTAGTAAGAGTATTCAAAAGAGAAGTAGGAAATTATAAAATGATTAGACTATATTGTAATTCTTCACTAAGCGAACAAGAATACCTTGAAGTAACACAGTACCCAGATGGTGATTGTGTTGTGTATTTAAATAGCGAATACAATGAAGAAATCACATTAAGTAAAAAGCAATTAGAAAAATTAGTAGAGGAGTTAAAGGAATGATTGAAAAATTTGAACCATTGTTTGAACCGTACGACCGTTACGCAGTTTCAAACATGGGATATGTGATAGACCGTGACACGGGTTTAACGGTATGGAACTCATATGAGGACAACGGCAAACCATATGTAGTATTAGAAGGCTCACACAATAAGACACGTAAATTTTTTATTGCTAACTTAGTAGCTGAATCATTTGTACTAAACAAAGATAATCTAGGCTACCTATATTATAAAGATGGTGATGTTAACAATACACATTGCAACAACCTTGGGTGGGCTATTAACCCACAAGAAGGTAAACAACGTGTTGCACGTCCACTACGTAAAAAAGTAGAGGATAAGCGTCATAAATTAATTATTGAAATTAATAAATGTATTGACAAAGATAAATGGGATACTGCTAAACGACTTGGTAAAGAGTTATGGGAATTAGAAGGCAACCCATGGTCTGAACGCAATACACCATCTCAATATTAGGAGGTAGCAAATGTCATTCAAATGGAACGTACATTACACAGGTAGTAAAGGAAACGCAGTATCAATCTTTAATAACAATCTAGGTATCTTAGTAGACTTTGGGAAACCATATAAATACATTGAGCCATTCTTATATGATGTGCATTTCTTAATTGTAACTCATAGACATGGTGACCACTTCAAGCCAGCTGTTTATAAGAAGATTCGTGAAAACTTTCCAAACATTAAAATTTTAGCTAATGAAGAAGTAAGTAACCTAATGGTTGAAAAAACAAAAATTCCAGCTGATGTTGTTTTTAGTGATAACTTTCAGTTTCAAATTGGCACAATGAAATTTACAACTATCCAGAACTATCATGGTGCTGGTGAAGAATTAGTTGACTGTCATGGCTTCATTATTGAAGATGTTGAATCTGGTGAAGTATTGTTATATGCAACTGATTTAAGTACTACAATAGATTATCAGGAATATTTAGATAATAACGCTTTACAAGTAGACTACTTTCTGTTAGAATCTAACTATGACCCACAAGTAATTGAATTTTACGAATCAACAAAAGCGCACACCGGTTTTGATATTTTTAGCAATGGTTCATATCGTCACTTAGCTTCAACAGAACATAAAGAATTTACAGAAAAGTATTGCAAACCAGATTCAATTGTAGTACCATTACACCAAAGCGAAACATATTCAACTTTTGAAGGACTGATAAAACGTACTAAAAAAGATGAAAACAGATTGACAATGGAGGACGTGGAAGCATGGAAAAAAAGCAAGAACAAATGAGTTATAAAATGTTACTAATGTTAGACTATGGTTTTACTGTAAATGACCTATTAAACACATTAGAGGAACGAACAGACCTAATTAAAATGGGGTTCACATTTAACGAGATTTTCAAAGCTAAGTGGTTACGATTAAAGGCGGAGGACGAACGCAATGGAATTTGAAATCGCAATTAAAACCAATGGTGTTCAGTCAATCGAATTTGCAGACTATGAAAAAATACTAGATGACGCGCAGAGGTTGGCTGATAAAATGAAAGAGCAAGAAGTTACAGAAGAAACAATCAAAGAGAATAAGAAACTAGTAGCTACAATCAATAAACGAATTAGAGAACTAGACACACAACGCAAACTGGTAAAAAGTGAAATCATGACACCTTATGAGGAACTAAACGAAAAAATACAGACATTAAAAGATGTATTGAAGGAAGGTATAGAACATGTTAATGTACAAATTAAAACGTTCAACGAGCAAGAACAAAAAGAACGTACATTACAAATTGAAGAACTTTTCAATAAGTACCAAGCTTCATATAATGCGCCACAATGGTTATCTTTTGATAAGTTCATTGCCAAAAATAGAAGTTTAGTAACTAACAAAGCAACGTCACAAAAGACAATCACACAGGCGGTTGTAATGTATTTTGAACTGTTTAAACAGGACTATTCAGACTTGAAAGAACAGGTAACAGATAAAGATGACCGCATGGCAATACTTATTGCATATTCAAGAAATGGTTTCAATATGAATGAAGCTATTGAAGAATTTAAAGAAATGAAGTCAGAACGTGAACGACTGGAAGCTGAACAACAACGAGTAAGAGAAACAAAAGTTCCTGAAATTGTAATTTTAACAGGAAATGAAGATAAAGTTGTTGACAAACCAGTTGAAGTTAGTTATACTTGTATTAAGGTTAAGACATCAGATTTAGCCAAACTTAAAAAAGTAGGAATTGAATGGGAGGAAATTTAAATGATTATTAAAGAAGATGTATTGGATTGTACACTAATTAAAAAAGAATTGAAAAGTGGTATTTTTAGAGGAAGCGGAAAATTAGTAGAGCATAGAAACGCACACAATGCCCCTTACTTTGAATTTGAAGGCACTGCATTCTACGTTGAAACTATGGAAGTAGAATATAAAACAAATGAATATCATATTATGAGAGCGGAGCTTATAACTATGCAGGGTAGCGGAAAATACGCTGGTGGTAGATTCCTCCTTGATGTTGACTACAACGCAAATACAATGACATTGGAGGAAATTTAAATGGCTGAATTACCATTATGGAAGTTACACACATTAGAAGGTAAAAAAGAAGTACTCTTTATTAATGGAATTGCAACATATGGTGAAAGTTATATTATGATTGATAATGTACGTTTTGGATTGATTGAGTTTACAGTGGTTAATAATTATGATGACTATACTCTTAAAGGTGTTGTATATGAAGAAGGTACTATTGACCCAATCAATATTTTTATTAATTTCAATAAACTTTATATTATTTTAGGAAAATAAGGTACACAAGTTAGGGAAAGTATGTTATACTATTTAAGTAGTAAAAAATAAAAACAAATTATTGGAGGAATTTTATTATGTCAGAATTACAAAAATTAGTTATCGTGAGTGTAGAGGATTCAGAAATTTCAACTAAGTTACAAGTTGCAAAAGAGGATTATTCAGCAATGTTTGATGCAGTAGCGTACAAACAACAATTCAATAAAGAAGCTGGCGAATGGGAAGATTCAGAAGAAGCAATGAAAAAATATAATGAAGCACTAGAAGTTGCTGGTGGTTCATTTGAAGAAGATAATACTATTGAGTTATACGTTGATGAACAAACAGGTAAAGCGTACTTCACAGAAGGCTCCGGTTTTATCAAAATTGATAAACCACTGGTTAGCTTAAAACGTATTAAGAAAGCACCAATTGTTGCAATTCAAGATTCACCTAAAGGACGTGCAGTAATTATTGAACATAAAGGTAAGCACTACGCATTCAACTTCAACACAGGGGTATGGGTTGCTAAAAAAGAAATGTTCATTCCTAACATGGCTAAACTTGGAAAAGCCAAAGCACGTTTTAACGAATTATTTGAAGATGTAGGTGTGGAATGGGAAACAGCAGAAAAAGCGGTTGGAATGGTTGTTGATGTTACAGTTAATAAAAATCAATTAGACCCAACAAGCAACGTTGGTTGGTTAGAAGCATTACCTCTTGACCCAGAGGACCAACCAGAACAAAAACCAGTTGAAGAAGTTTATCACTCAATTGACATTACAGCTGATGATTTACCATTCTAAAAATAAACAAACAAAACCCTTGACTTATGTTAGGGGTTTTGTTATTATATACATATAGGAGGTAATGACAATGAAAAACACATTTAACGTAGGACAATATGTAGAGCTTAAAAATGACAACCACAACGGTATTGGTAACAAAGGTGATAAAGTTTATATATTAGCTAAACTGTTTAAGCCAGTAGATGGTGTAGAACTTATCTGTAGATTTGCAAATGGTGCTACAGAAGGTTTCTTACAACGTGAGTTGAAATTAGCAACAAAAACACTTGACAGAATCACATTAATAAAGTAAGATAGTAGTATAAACAAATTGGAGGAATTAAATATATGAAGAACATTGCAGAATTTAAAAAGGCACCAGAACTAGCTAAAAAACTATTGGAAGTATTCAGCAACCTAAAAGGTAATTCACGAAGTCTTGACCCAATGCGAGCTGGTCAACATGATGTTGTTGTCATTGAATCTAACAAAAAGTTATCAGCAAAAGGAAAAGAAATGAAAGTAGTTAAAATGCGCTCACTAGAAGATGGTAGGGACGTTACAAGCTACATCATGAAGTTTCGCAAATATGACTGGGATAAATGGAAAAATGTTGAAGTTGGTGACCGTTTACTAATTGACTTAAAATTTAGCAATGGTTTTGCCACAGTCAAACCTATTAGAAGTATTTCAAAAGGTAATGAAACGCCGTTTAAACCAAGTGAACCATTAACAAAACAAACCATTTTATTATTTGATATTGAGATTTTTAAACATGATAGCTTATTTGTATTCCGTGATTACTTTACAAAAGAATGGTTCATTATTAATAATGACCTTGAAGAATTACGCAAGTTTTACCTTGAATACCGTGATTCAATGTTCATTGGGTATAATAATGCGTCATATGACAACAATGTAATGCGTGGATATTTACAAGGAAAAAACGCTTATCAAATGTCTAAAACAATCATTGAATCAGATAATAGAGGTCTAGTTTACAAGATGTTTGATAGTCATAAAACACCATTGTTTGGAATGGACCTCTATCAAGATAACAAAGGTTTTAGCTTAAAAGAGCATTCTGCGTTCTTAGGTATCAACATTAAAGAAACAGAAGTAGATTTTGACATGGATAGACCGTTGACAGATGAAGAGAAAGAGAAAAATATTGCATACTGTAAAAATGACGTGTTAGCTACTGAAAAACGTTTTGAACAAAACATTAGTATGTTGTTAGCTAAAGCAACTATTGCTTTAATGTTTGACATGGATAAGACAGACCTATTACAAACCAATGCTAACTTGACAGCTAAATTACTTGGTGCAACCAAACAAGAAGTTAGACAAGACTTGACAGACCCATTAGAGTTAGATAAACGATTAAACATTAATACAAAAGAGATTGCAGAAGCATATTTGAACCATGAGTTTGAACTAAATGAAAATGGTAAACTAAATGTGTCACTAAACTACACTACAGAAGATGGCTATGAAATGGTATTTGGTAGTGGTGGTGTGCATGGTGCAGTACCTAGCTATATTCATATTGGGTTGTTCCCAATGCGTGACTGGGGTTCACTATATCCAAATACAATGGTTCAGTTCAATCTACTATCAAGAAATATTCCAAAAGATAAACTTCACCGCTATAGTGACTTACTTAAACAACGTATGGATGCTAAGTATTCAGGTGAAGAAACAGCTGATATTAAGGGTGTAGAAGTACCAACTTGGGTAATGATTAACGGTATCAAGTTACCACTTAACACTAAGTTTGGTGCATCTGGTGCTGAATTTAATGGACTATATGACCCAAGAAACCAGTTCTTAGTTTGTGCTACAGGTCAATTGATTATGACGAACATGTATGAATTGATTAAAGGTAAAGCACAGTTTATTCAATCAAATACAGATGCACATGCTTATATTCCAAACAGTGAAGCAGATGACAAAGCAATTGATGAAGCTTTAGATGAATTTGCTAACAAGATTGGGCTAACATTAGATAAGGATATGTTCCGTGAAATTTGGCAAAAAGATGTAAATAACTACATTGCAGTACAACCAAATGGAAAAGTAAAAGTAAAAGGTGCTATTGGCTTAACAGGTGGTATGAAAGTGTCAAAAGCGATTGTATCTAATGCGTTCATTAATTATCTGGTAGCTGGTAAAGATTATAAAGAGTTTATCAATGAATGCAATGAACTAAGACAGTTCCAAATTATTACTAAAACAGGTTGGACCTTTGATAGAACGGTTGCACGTGATAGTGAAGGTAATGAGTTCAACGCACAAAAGGTTAACCGTGTTTTCGCAGTAAAAGACAAAACTAATGCAGTAGAATTATTTAAGGTCAAAGAAGGTCAATTATTAGATATTGAAGCTGATGAATTTAAGGATAACATTTCATATACAAAAGGATTGGCAAACGCACCTGAATACTACACAATCAGTAATGAAGCAATTGGCGAAGGTATTACAATTGATGAAGTTGACAAACAATACTATATTGACCAAGTGGAAGATACGCTTGAATTATGGTTTGGTGAGAACTGGAAAGAACGTATTGAACAAGCACACCATGAACGAGAATTACAAGGATTCAAACCAGTTGAAGTAAAAAATTATATTGACTAAAGTGTTGACAAACGATAGGTAAGGTGATATACTTTACCTATCAACTATTAGGAGGAATTTAAATGAACCCACTTGAAGTTAAAAGTGTAAAGGAATATAACGTTTTACCAGTACCACGAAATGTAATTCGAAATTTTATTGAAGAATGGCATTACACACACTCTATAAATGGTCTACAATCATCATACTGTTTTGGGTTGTATTGTGGTGATGAATTAATTGGTGCTATGATTTATGGTGGTTTAGGTATGGCAAATGTTTGGAAGAAATACGGTGAAACCAAGGAGGAAGTTTTGGAACTTCGTAGACTATGTTTGATTGATGATACCAAGCGTAACGCAGAATCATATTTCATTGGTAAGACCCTAAAATGGTTACGTAAGAATACAAACGTTAAAACTATTGTAAGCTATGCAGACCCTAACCATGGTCATGAAGGTATTATTTACAAAGCAACGAACTTCACGTTAGTAGGAAAGACAACTAAAACTAAAGTTATAAAATATGGTGATAAAATCTATCATGATAAAGCAATAAGAACGAAATACAAAGGTGAATTGAAACCATTTGCGCAACGATTAGTTGATGCCTTAAACAGTGGTGAAGCTTATTATATTGAACAAGAACCTAAAAATATTTATGTAAAGGAGTTAATTAAATGATTACAGTATATACTAAAAACAATTGCATGCCTTGCAAAATGACAAAACGCAAACTACAAGAATTAGGTGTTAACTATAAAGAAATTAATGTAGATGAAAATTTGGAAGCATTAGAATATTTAATGGAATGTGGATTTCGTTCCTTACCAGTGGTGTTCTTAGATGATGAACCAATTATTACTGGTGGGTTTGCACCAAATATCTTAGAAAGTCGTGTTTCATAGGAGCATTCTAAGCTCATTTCAGATTCAAAGTAAGGTGATTATACACGAAAAGACCCCCCTATATAGGAGGTCTTTTTCTTTTTATTGATACATTAATGATTGTTTGCTATCTGTGAATAACCAGATGAACTCATTTGGTAATTGAACATGTGATAATGTGTAACCCATGTACGGTGTTTGTTCTTGTACTACACCTGTGCTATTTTCTTGAAAGTTGAAATAGTCGCCAACTTTCAACACTTGGTCTTTAGTTGGTTGCCCTGTCGCTGGATTAACCTTGTCAACAACTTCAACTGGAATACCATTTTCAGTCCAATTAAAGTCAATTTTACCTAAATGTTCGTTGTAGATTTGCCACATTCCATTTACATACTCTAAGCCATCTACACGGTAATTGAAACGTTTTTTATTACTTGGTTTAGCTGGTTGTGTTGGTTTTGGCTTATTAGGTTTAGGTGTAGGTGTTGCTGTATTACCACCAACTCCGTTAGCTAAATCATGTGCCAATTGTGCTTTACTGATACCCATTTTAGCTAAGTAACCATATGGGTCTGTGTGGTCACCCCATACGAAATCCGTAACCCATTGGTGAGATACTACACCTTTTTCCCAAAGTGAACCACCTTGGTCAAGTGTCATTGGAATACCAAACTTTTTGCCCATGTCCCGTGTATAGTCAACATATGCTTTATAGTTGGCTTTAAATAGTTCAGGGTCGTTTGTATGTTGTAACTCAATTTGAACTGGTGCGTAAGGGTTAGCGTTACCAGCACCCCATGATACGTTACCTTCTGGTGCTACTTTATAAACAATCCCACCATCACCAACAATAGCTGTTGTGTGAGCGTTGAACCAGTTGTTTTTCATGTACGTAGCTTCATTACGACCTGTTGCACGTGGGTTAGCTGTTTCATGTAAGATGATTTTATTAGGATATGCTAGTTGCTGACTACCTTCCCACGGTTGTAAATTAAATTCATTGTTAACTTCATATGCTTGTACGTTAGTTGCGCCAACAAGTAAACCAAACATGGTTACTGCTGACAATAAAATACCTTTTAATTTCATTTGTTTTCCTCCTTATTATCTTTAATACCTTTTGTTGTTGGGTCTACTGCAATACCTAAAATGCTTAACACAACGAATAGTGCGTTAATAACACCAATAAGTTGTTCACTCAAACCAGTTAGTTTGCTCATCTCTAAGCCAAAGATATTACCAATCATTTGAATTAAAACAACTACTGCTGGTACTAATGTAATCCAAAACGCTTTACTTCTGATACGTGTTTTCCAATCCATGTTATACACTCTCCTTATAATATTGTTATAATCGCACCAATGACAGCCACAATAATTGCACTACCTACAGTACGTGATAACCATTTTAAGCGGTCATTTATACTAGCAATGTCCTTTTCATTTTGAATAGAACGGTGATGGGTTTCACTTAGTAATTGATTGTTTGCTTTTAGCTCATTTTTCAATTCTGGAATACCTTCTAAGCTTGATTCAATCCTTGCTAGTTGTACTTTTATTTCCATAAAGTCCTTATCTTCCATGCCTACATCTCCCTATCTTATTATAATCACCGCCTTTCAGCTACTATTATAGTATAGCATTTAAATAAGGGAAATAGTGTGCTTCACAGGACGATTATAAGCGTTTTTCAGTCGCCAAGGTGGGTGATTATCCATTTAAAAGCAAATAAAAACACCTCTTTTTAGAGGTGTTTTTAACTATAGTAAATCAGAAAGTAATTCTTCTAATTTTGCTAGTCTTTCAGCCATTTCTTCTTTACTTGGTTCTGGTGGCTTACTAGCTTCTTCATCTAAAAACTTTTGGAAAGCATTATTTGTATTTCTGGTCAATTCTTTTCCATCATAGTAATAATTATGAAAGTCAATCAACCCACCTTGCATAGAGTTTGCTTCTGTTATATCAATATCAACTTCTACATAGTCACCAAATGGTTCTGTTGTATAACCAGTTAGAAAACCAGTCTTATTCTCAATCCAAATTTTCATATTCATCAACCTTCCTATACTGAAAATATACTTGTCAATACCCATTTAGCACCATTACCAGTACCATTATTGACTGTGCCAGTTACACTCGTATTTGATACATATACGTATTTATATACAGTGTCATTCGCACCACCACCAGTTCCAGCACCTTGCAATCTCATATTGATACCTCTACCACTATTGAAATTAGCATGTGCTTTAGGTACTAAATAATAGGTGTAGTCCCAATTCAGTGGTTTTCCATTTGTGGTATCGTATGGTTGCCATAAAAATAACCAACCAATTGCGCATTCTTCCATTTTTAATGTTGGTTTAATGCTATCCGTATTTGTTACCCATGAATTACCTGGGTATATCTTACGCCCTGTATTTGCAAATTGCATAATTAATTCAGCTGTTAAGAAACCACTGTGACCAGCTGAATCTTGTAATGATAGACCTGCTGGCGTTAAACTTACATATTGATTAATTGAACCATCAGTATTTAGTACTCTTCCGTCAAACCCTTGTGAAAACAACCTTGTTGAACCTGTTCTGTTTGTTGTTAAGTTATTGTATTCAATTTCCATTTCACCACCAGTCACTGTTGATACACCTTCTAATTGTTCACCAGCTACTGTTGCCTTAAATGTATTCAAAAATTCAGAACCATTGATTGTAGAACCGTTCATTGTGATAGCGTTTAATGTTTCAATGTTTAGCACAGATTGGTCAATTGTCTGTTCAACCCATTCTGTTTTTAAATCATCCCATACCTTATAAGATGCTATCTTAGGATTTTCTTTTACTGCTCTTGTTTCATAGTCACCTAGTCTTGCTATTGTTGGTTGGGGTACTGTTCCATCAACAACCCACCACATATCACCCTGTTTTGGATTAACTGGTGGTTCTTCTTGTACAAATACACGTGGTATACTTCTAACTTTATTATTTATCTGGTCTGCTAACTTTCTTAAATCATCATTAATACCTGATTCTAAAACAACGAAATCACTTAGTTGTGCTTCAACACTGTCTGTTGTATAATCATATTTCAATTCTTGAACACGTGATTTTAGATATAACTTTTCGTTTTCGTCTACTAACTTAATATAATCACCAACCTGTAAATTATAAGGTATATTGGCAATGTCAACTTCATATGCAACCAGCGGTTTTCCATAATCTTTTAGATGTTTAACTGCATAGTCACGCAACTTGTTTTGTGCTGTTGTTTCAAACTCTAATTGCTGTTGAAAATAGTTTGATTCGTTGTGGGTTCTTGACCAGTGCTTAACATTCTCTTTGTCGTAAATATAGCCAGTTGCCTTATCTAAGTAAAAACGACCATTTGGGTCTACCCAATTATAACCAACTAAATCAACAGGTTCTTCTCTACCCTCTGGAATACCACCAATTGGTTTTATTGCATTAACCAGTTGGTAAATATCTTCTTTAGTGGTTATTGAGTTAATATCTTTATTAACATAAAGTGTGTGTACTTCATCTGTACCACGCTTCTTCTTAATATCAATATATCTACCTGTTAATTCATTACCTTTAAATGTGAACCTAAAATCAAGTTCTGCATTATCAAATTGGGTTGCTACTGATTGAATACGTTCCAATGCTGTTGCTCCTGAATCCCATTCTAATGCTCTAGTTAGTCCAGATATTTCATTTATACCAACTTTGAAACCACTGCTTGATGTAAATATTTCAATATAGTATTTTATAGGAAATGGTTTTGTTTCCTTGTGTTTACCAACATGTTGGTTTAAAAGGTCTAGTGAAGCGTCTTCTAATTCCATACTGCGTGTTTGTGTCAATGGATTGTGTGTTGATTCTAAAATTGTCATCCATTCGTGTTTACCATTTAAGTCTTTATACAAAACGTAGTTACCAACTTTGAATACATCTTTAGCAAGTGCGCTTGTTTCTGGTGTAAATGATACATCTAGGCTCATGCGTCTACTTGCAGTTGCTAAACTTATTGTATCCTCTGTTGATGTTACTTTGAATTGAGTACCACCACTGGTTGATACAATATCTAGTAACTTAAATGTCCTATCTGTAATGTAAAAGTCCATACTATTACCTCCTAAATATTTATATACTCATTATAACACAAAAACAAAGGGGTGTAAACCCCTTTGTATCTTATAGATATGTTTGTTCTAAAATGCAATTCACTTCTGGTTGTAGCGCCCATGATGAATAGAAAGGTAGTATTTCATGTTCTCCTACATCAAGTCTAAATGCTTCCCACTGATTACCAACAACATTCAGTTCATTATTGATAGCACCATTGATGTATACATTACGTGAGTACGTGTCTAATTCTACTAAGTCACCATCTTTGTAATAGTTGCGTACATCTTTTATGTGCTTAACGTTTAACCATCTTAGTTTGGCGTCTGTTACCATTACTTGGTTTGCTCTAAAGTTACTATACTGTTTAAACCAGAAACCAAACTTGTCTAAATTAGACTTGTCAGAAACATTGTATGTGAAAATGTAGTTGTCACCTACCACAACATTATCATATTTATTTATTCCTTTGATACTTGCTAAGCGCCATTTTATATAGGTTTCAGTACGTTCAATGTTTATTTCTAGCTTAGTATTACCAAACTTCTTCTTGTCTAATGTGTACTCATGTACCTTTTCACCCATGTACCAACATTCCATAATTGTATGGTTTGTACTGTATAGTGAATCTCTAAATAATGTATTGATTACTGGGTTTCCAGCGGTATCACCAATCATAAACTCTAAATGTGCCATTGGTGGATTGTCTTTATAGTTTGTAAAAATGAAACGTATATTAGCAACAAATGCAGATGTTCTATCATTTGTAGATGGTGCAGTTATTGGTACAACTGCGGTTGGTCCATGCCAAACATCTGTTTTTTCACCAGTGAAGTTTGGTACTACGGAATCAACGTCTTTTGTCATATTCAGTGTTCCGTCAACTAAGTTTGGTGTATCTGGATTACCTAGATAATTAGGATATATACTGATGAAACCACTGTTCTGCACCATGTTCTCTGGTAGGTTTGGACCCCAAAAGTCTAACCATTGTACTGTTTCTGTTCTTGTCTGTTCTGTGTAGTCAACCTCTTCTGGATTTCCAAATTGTAAAATATCACCATTTTTGTTTACCAACCCAACCATGCCATTATCACCATTCATCTTGAATGAAAAGCGTGGGTAGGCTTTGTATGTTCCGTTGTTTACAACTTTTAATTCTTTTCTTAATTCAATTAATGATTTTTGATAAGTCATTGGTGCCTTAGTGTCAAGCGCAAACATTGGTTCACATATATCACCGCTCACATGGTCACCATACAAACCAAAGTTCATTGATAATCCAGTTGTTTCAGGACTTTTGATAGTTATTGTTTTGAAGTACAATGTCCAGTCTTTTACCTCATTAGGCATTTGAATAACATGCGTATATGTTTTTCTAATTGGATTGTCTGCCCATTCCATTAAAATTAGCTCTGCTGTTTTATCTGGTCTTACTTCATTATCTACTACGTTAATACGCACTTTAGCTTGAAAGCCAACTGTTTGACCTACCTCTAAATCTAGGTTCATACGTCTATTGTATGCGTCATAGAAAAACCATGCTTGGTGTGGTGTGCTGTTGTCTGTATAGTATGCTGGTATGCCTGCTGTGAAGTCACAACTTAATACATTACTTTCACCTTGTTTTTCAATGGCTAACTGCGCCCAAGGTTTATAGTACTGGTCTTTACGCTCAAAATTTGAATCTAATACCATGTTACTATTTTTAGTTATTACATTATTAAAGTTTGAAGCTTCAATCTGATGAGCTAAGGCATCAGGTACATCAAATGTTAATGTAAATGGTGTGTACTTTGTGTCTGTTGCGTCATACTCTTCTGTGCCTGTGAATATTGCGTTAAAATATCTATCTGGCATCTGGTCTAGTATAAGTCTTTTAGGTTCATCACTATTGATAATCTTTACAAGCGCATCCTTGGTTTGTGATACAGTCATACCACTATTGTCTGAAATAATGAAACCATCAATACTGATTGCGAAGTCACCTAATCTTGTATTTCTAAAGTGTTTACCATCTGTGTTACCAATCTGAAAAAAATCATTATCTTTTGATAAAAATGGTACGTTAACTTTAGCTATTTGAAATAGATGGCTTGTTTCTTTTCCGTCAAAAGTAAATGAGCGTAGAAAATTATAGTTTTCTTTCATGTGTATTATCTCCTTTTCTTAGTCACTATACTAGTATTATAACACAAAAGACAACCCTTGTAAAGGGGTTGCCTTGATGTTTTTAAATATAACCTAGATTACGTCTAGTGTTTCGTTCTTGTGTTCTGTTGAGGTTATTAAGCTCTTTGTTCATCTTCTTACCATCTAATATAACATCTGTGTTTTTAGCTAAGATAGCTTGTAACAATTCGTTCTGTTGTTGCATTAAGCTAACCAATAATGCCATGTCTTGTGATTCGCCACTGCCACCTACATGGTTGCGTTCGTCTTTGACACCTAACATCTGTTTAGCTTGGTTAAGTAGTGCCATTGCTCTACCACGTTTAGATGGTTCAGTTGGAATTATAACCTCTGGATAGCCATTTTCAGCAAGGCTTGCAATTTGTGGTGTTCTTGCAATTCCTCCATTGAAGTACCCTCTGATACGGTGACCACGAGGACCCCAACCAGATTTACCATACTGTAGGTCATTTTCCCAGTTGCTATTGTTGAAGAATGCTAACAATTGGTGGTATCCATTGTTAATGTTACCATAACCTGGAACTTTGTACGCATCAAACGTCTGTGGAATATATTGTAATAATCCTCGTGCTGGGTTACCACTCAATGTGTTAATGTCAACCACATCTGGACTTTGAACGATTTTTTCATTACCACCTGATTCGCGCATGATTTGAGCAACTAAACCAGCTACCTGTGAACTACTGATTGATTGACCCATGTATTTCGCCGCCTTGCGGATAACAGGCGCCCAGTCACCACCAGCACCAGCTGATTCTTCTTCCTCTTTTTTCTTGAATAAGGCTTTAACTTTTTCAGCAAAGGCATTTGTCGCTTTACTACCTAAACCTTTTGCCATGTCAAGTGGAATGTGTGATAGTCCGCCTAAGTCCATTGCACCCATAATTGCATTGCGTGCTAAGTCTAATGGTTTACCTACCCAATCCATTACATCACTGATTGTTTCTTTTACCTTGTTGATTCCGTTACCTACAAATGATTTTGTATTGGACCACATGTCTTTAACACCGTCCATGAAACCAGTTCCTTTTTTGTAGAATGGAATGCGCCCACGTTTACCTAAGAATGCGGATGTTTCATGTTCGTTCAATACGTGAGTTCCTTTAGGTGCGTTCATCATGACGTTACGTCCTTTAGGTATCATTGCGTTACCGTCAGGTGTGATGACCATTTCAGCCCCACCACCGTCATTGACTACCATTGGTCCACCTACGTGACCACCTGAACCTGTTCCTTGTTCATACTGTGGTACATTCCATTTAGCAACTTGTGGTGCGCCAAATTTTTCTAGTACCCAGTTAGCACCGCCAATGATTCCATTTACTGGTCCGCCAATGGCTCTTAATACTCCGTTGAAAATACCTTTAAACGCATTAGTTATTGCACCAGCTCCGTTCTTAACTGCTCTCACCATTTGGTTTGGTAAATCAGCAAACCAGCCTGAAACTGTTTTAATTCCTGTACTAAATGTGTTCTTGATACCGTTCCAAAGATTACGAATAGTATTGCTTACTAGGTTTTTCATAGTGTTCGCAATACCACTTATACCATTCTTAAATCCGTCAAAGATATTTTTAGCACCATTTGCCCCACTACTAAAGAAGTTCTTGATACCATTCCACATGTTACTTACTGTGTTCTTGATTGCATTCTTGAAATTATTAGCTATACCTTTGATACTTCCCCCAAACTTATCAAATAATGCACCAGCACTACTTCCACCACTTGTAAAGAAGTTCTTAACAGCATCCCACATTCCTTTGATTGTACCTTTTACTGATGTTCCTAGTCCTTTAACACCTTTAAAAATCTTACCAATAAACATGAGATTGAACCATTCCCAAACGGCTTTGATTCCACCAAAGAAGATACGTTTAATTGCATCCCACAAACCAGTGAAGTCACCTGTTAGTACCATTGAAAATACATCAATAATACCTGTGATTACATCTACCATTCCATCAATGAACCCCACAACTGATTTAACAAATGATTTTACAATTTCAATTGCAATAGCAAAGATTGGTTTCAATAGTGTAAGTAGGTTCATAATTGCCTTACCAATACGGTCACCATTTTGGTCCCACCAATTAGTTATTTTGTCAAATATCTTACCCAAGGCTTCTGCTAACTCTTTAATAATTGGCATAATCATTGGTAGTAGTTCTTTTACAAAGAAGTCTAATACTATTTTGAAAATCTTTTGAGCGCCACCAAGTAACTTAGTAATTGCTTTTAAGGCTTTGTCAATTAATGGTATAATTGTTGGTATAACCTCAACTGTGATAAAATCAACTACTTTTGTTAATGTTTCAAAGAATCCAGCTGGAGTACCGTCACCAGTACCAAAAGTGAACGCATTTTTGATATAATCTTTAAATCTTCCTAATGATTCTTTAATACCTACAATAGCATTAGATACAGTTTTCATTTTTTCGTCTGATAAACCAAGCATGTCTAAGTCAACTAAGCCATTACCTTCCCATGCTGATTTAAAGTTGTAACCCCATGATTTTAGCCCGCTTAATGCTGATTTGAATTGGTTTACTGCTGAATCAATTCTATTTATTCCTTTTGCGTCTAAACCAAGTGCGCCAACATTTATGATACCTTCACCTTTCCAGATGCGTTTAATGTTTTCTGCCCACATACCAACCTTCTTACCAAAGCCTGATAAGTAACCCCACGCTTCACCTGTGACTTTTCCAAATACATCAAATGTACCCTTGAATAGCTTACCAACCCATGAAAGGTTTTTTGCTAATTCAGGTAGGCTGTCACCTAATCCACCTAAGAATGCTTCAAACTTTTTACCAGTGTTTGTTATCTGTTCTTGGAAAGTTGGTAGACCCATTTTTTCTAGTGATTTGTTTAGTCCTTCAATCATCTTAGCTGTACCACGCGTAACAGCTGATTTCATGTTGGCTATTGCAGTACCAAAACCTTGTGTACTATCTTTAGCTATCTTTTCTAATGACTTAAGACCGCCACCACCTTCTTTATCCATTTTAACTAAGGCATCTTGGAACTGTCTTACTGATATGCTACCAGATGACAATCCTTCTTTTAATGCACCTGTTGTCATGCCCATCTCTTTTGCTAAGGCATTGAGGGTAGGTCCTAAACCACTGTTAATCATTGAGTTCCACGTTTGCGCATCTACCTTACCATTTGAGAATGATTGAGATAACTGAACAACTGCACTATCAACCATCTGTGCGTCCCCACCAAAACCTAGGATAGCATCATTCATTGCTTTAAATACGTCAACTGATAGTCCCATATCATCTGTTGATGCTGTTAGCAACTGAACGTTACTCACTGCACTATCTAAGGCTGTTGGTAAACCACGTGTTGCCGCTTGTAGCTTATCCATGTTCTTAGTGATGTCCTTTGTAGCTACACCCATGTTCTCAAATGCGCGTGTACTATTGTTTAATGTATCAATCCTATTTAATGCACCATCAATTGATGATTTAACAGTGTTAAACGCTTTTGAGCCAATGTTTGCAACTGCACCTAATGCACCAGCGCCTAAGAATATACCTACACCCTTTGTTGCTGAACCAATGGCGGAACCAATCTTGCCAAATCCTGACTTGATAGAACTACCTACTCCGGAAGCTGTCTTTTTAAGTGATGAAAACACACCATCTAACTTACTAGCACTTGAAGTAGCTTCTTTTGATTCTGTACTTACACCCTTCATTGCTTTTTCTGTTTCTTTTAGTTCATCACCTAAAGCATCCACATTCTTTTCGCTTTTGCGTGCTTCATTTGCGTATGCTTGTAGTTTTTGCTGTGCTTCTTTTACCTCTGTTGAGTTAGCACCATACTTCTTAGTTAACTGTGTTACCTCATTTGACTGTTCTCTGACAGCCTTGTTCATTATCTCTAGGTTGCGTCGTTGACCCTCTTGTTTTGCCTTAACAACGTCTATCTCTGTACCGTGTTTTTTGGCAATAGCAACTTCTTTTTCTGTTGCCTTGTTATTAGCTTCAACTTGTTTACCGTATTTACTTGAAGAAACCACTTGTTTCTCTAGTGCTGTTGTTGTTTTTGATAACTGTTGGTTGTATGCATTATACTTAGCTGTTGATTGATTAATTTTAGTGTTAAGATTGTCAACTTGCTTAGATTCAGCACCATATTTCTGAATGGCTTCATCTCTGCGCTTTTGTAAAATCTTAATCTTTTGTTCTTCTAACCCCATTACTGTGTTTAAGTCTTTTGTTTTTTGACTTAAACCTTGCATACTCTTACCACCGTCGTCAAAAGCCTTTGCATTTGCACGCATAGCACTTTCAGCTTGGCGCATTTTACTTTGTAGTTGGTCAAGTGTTTTAATGGTATTGTCTATACCCTCAACACCAATACCAAACTTCATGTTACCAATTGGTTTATCTGCCATTATTCAAGTTCTCCTTTCGCTCTAGCCATCTCTGCTGGTGATAATACTGAACCAAAGAATGACATAGGGTCTTGCTTCTTCTCTTTTTTAGGGGCTTTCTGATTGTTAAATAAATCTAAAAGAAAGTAGTAATCAGAATTGTTTATCTCTGATAAACTCCAATTACCACTTTCTAATAGTTGTCTATATAAGTCATCAAAGTTTTCTAACTGTTCTGCGAATGACGTATTTTCTAATTCTTTTAACTCATCAGCCCCTAGGCTTTTTTTCCTTCGTCATTGCTTCCCATTGCATTTGAGAAAATATCTTCAATCGTAGGCATTAGGTCATCAGCTGTAATTGAATCTTGAATTGCATCAAATGTAACACGTGGGTCCATGAACATATCAGCTACTAATTGAATCATTTCATCAATCATTTGTAATTCTGACATTTCAATTTCACCAGCTTCAACTTTTTCAACTGTTGCATGGAATTTAATTAGTTCACGCATTGAACGAGTTGAAATTGATTTTTGTTTGACTGTAAAACTTTTTCCTTCTTCATTTTGTAGTGTAATTTTAATCATAATTGATTCCTCCAATAAATTTATTTTTCTTACTAAAGATATTATAGCATAAACACTAGTGGTTGTGGGTGTTGGTGAAACCAGTGTATATAAAAAGAGTACCTACATTTTAGTAAGTACTCTTTTTATATTACGATAATTCAATTGATACACTTGTATCTGCTGGTGTCACCTGCCCTACCACAGGTGGGGTACTAGGGTGTAGTCACATTGTTTAACTTGTCAACAAATTTATCTAATGTTAATTTCTCACCAGATACACCTGACATATAAGCAATACCACGGTCGTCTGTTACAAATGAACCTTCAATCGTTTCTGTGTTAGGTTCAGTACCACCTGATTCAGTTGTATTCAATGCGATTTCTGGATGACTGAAACGACCTTTAGTTAAACCAAAGTACATTTCTTTACCGTCTGCTCCATCTGCTACGAATGTAACTGATACGTATGGTGCTTCTGTATCTTCGCCAACTGATGCAATACCTTCTGCATCACGTGTGATACCCAAGATTTTTTCGTATACACCATCTTTGTATAAGTCAAACACGTTTAATGATGCTGATAACTCACCAACACCCTTAGCTGACACCCAAATTGGAACGTTTGATGCATAAACAGTTGTTTGCTCTGCTGAAATACCTGAAATAGATGCTTCAATAGTACCTCCACCAGTTTTGTCAATTACATGTTTTTCAATTGTCGTTCCATCTTCTCCACCACGTACTGAAATGATGGCTTTCTTAAAACCTACTACTGCCATATTAAAATCTCCTTTATATTTATATTTTCTTACTAGAATAATTATATCATTAATCAACGTGTTTTAGGGTGTCACTTAGACAACTCTTTGACTGATTGTGTAACGTTTGATAACCCTACGTGCGCCCTCTAGGTCTGGGTCGTACGATTGTTGTGATAATACGCACTGCACATTATCTGCACGCATGGTCTTGTCAATTTCAAAGTAATACTTTTCAACTTCTTTCAAGTCCTCACACCATAAATCCACCTGAACATGTGTTACAAAATAATTAGGGTCTGCACTGGCATATTCTGTGTACCGTCCGTCAAGTTCTACAATTCTACCTACTGGCAATTGTGGTAATGTTTGAAATTCAGTGGGTACTTCATTAGTAAACCAGTTGACTTCTGGGTGCGCTTGCTCTAAAGCTTCTGCAACCTGTAATATTGGTAGTCTCATTTTAGAAACGCCTCCTCTAATGCTTTTTGAATGATTGATGCAACTTCACTCTCAATGCTGTTTATTGTTTTTTGTATAAACCCTTGTGGTCGTTGTTTGATTGTTCCTAACTCTGGAAAGTGTGCCATCCATGCCACATCATCATCAAAGCCAACTTCTGCTATATGGTTATTCTTATTTGCTTTACTCATTACAACATGGTCACGCATATGTTCTTTTTTGTAGTCCTGACCATCCCTACTATACTTTGTGCCGTTAAAACGTGGTGTATTTTGCTTTAGTTCATTCATTGCTTTTTCACCAGCTGTATTCACTGCCTTACTAACAATTAGGTCAGCCTTTTTACCGCTTTTTTCTAAGCGCTTGTAGACTTGTGAAAAGTCAACATAGTTTGGACTACTCATTTATTCACCCTCTTACATACAAGCGTTGTAAAGTCACGTTGGAAGCTACCTTCTAATACTTGTATGATGTCATAGTTAACACCGTTGTATACAACACGCATAGTATTGTCAATATGAATCTGTTGTTCGTATCTGATAATAAAGTTTGTTGTATCTTCTAACACTGTACCTAGTGATTCTTTATAGTCTTTGAAATACTGCTGTTTTACTGAACACCATACAGTGGCTTTGGTTTCCCAATCAGTGACCCACTCATAATATTCATTCTTATGAGTGGTTTTATGTTGGATACTTATCTTCCTATCAAGTCGTTGTGTTGGTATCAGTGGCATCATATAACCCCCTTAATTGGTGAATCATTGCTACGATTGTAAAGGGTACTTGTTGTTGTAATGCGCTTGTTGCTGGTACTCTGTTTTCATACCATAATGAAACCAGCATGAACTGTAATGTCTTGAATCGTTTATCATCTGGTGCGGTCTTTAACTCAATAGCTCCTAAGATGAATAGTTCACTCGTATCAATCAGTCCTTGTAGGTAGGTATCATCAAAATCATAGTCTAATCTTAGATTGTTTTTTACTTCTGCTAATGTTAACATTATCATACCTCCTTAGTTAAAAAGAGGGCTAAGCCCTCTTTTATTATCCAGCTGTTGCAGTTGTAGTGAATGCAGGTACATCTACTTTGCTAGATTCTGGCTTACCATCTTCAATTGCTGTTACTTGGTAGTAACCTTTTGCGTATTCTGTTTCAGCTGTTAAACCAGTGATTGTTACTGGTGATGGTTGTTCAGTTACAACCTTTTTACCTGTTTTCTTGTATACGTTAAATACTTTAGCCATAATTTACACTCTCCTTTTATATTTTAAAAAGAGATAAGGCGAATGCCCCACCTCTTAGTGTTTAAGATAATTCAATTGATACACTTGTATCTGCTGGTGTCACCTGCCCTACCACAGGTGGCGTACTAGGGTGCTGGTGTTAAAGTGATGTATTTACCAGCGTTTTTATCAACGACTTCACAGTCAAAGCGCATAGCTACTGCTAATACTTGACCGTAGTATTGATGTTCAACCCAACGTACAGTGGTGTCTACGCGGTCGAAGAAGACTGCGAATGCATCAGGTTGTCCTAAGAATGCTACTTTGTCACCGTCTGCTGTACCAATTAATTTATCAGCTAAAACAGTTACTTTACGTCCTAATAGAGATTTACCAGATTGTGCTTTGATGTCGTCTTCTAGTAAGTAACGTCCGTTAGCATCTTTCATTTGGTCTAAAGCGTTGAAGAATGATTGTGAAACGATAAATTCTAAGTTGTAAGCTGGGTCAAAACCAGTGTTAACTTGTGTTTTCAAGTCGTCAATTGATGTTGCGGCTACTGCTGTTGCTGTTTTTAATTTAGCAACGATAGCTTTATTAGCTGTGTTTAAACCTTGACGTTGGATGTGGCGTGCAATGATTCCAGATAAGTCGTCATCAGAATCTTGTAGAGCTTCTTCTGCTACTGCAATTTGACCACGGTAAGTTTCAACTTCATATTTTACTTCCTCGAAAGCTGGTCCTTCTAAATCAGGGTTCTTTTTAAGTTCTTCAACTGTTGCCAATACTGCTTCATTAGCTTTCAAGATTGGATATTTACCCATTGCATGTGTTACTTTTTGACGTGTAATCATGTTACGTAAATCAACAACTGTTTCAGGTAACATTTTGGCTTTTGTGATAATTTCTTCTGGGATAATTGCAGAAGCATCCGCAGACTTAACACCTTCAAATGATTCAGGCAATGCACGTGTTTCTTTTGAGCGTAAGTATTCTAAGAATCCACGCACTTCTTTATTTTCTACTTCTTTTCCATCTAAAATAACTTTCTCCATGTTTTCTTCTCCTTTTTGCTCTAGTGAGCGTTTTTCTTTTTTAGGTTCTTCCTTTGGTTCCTCTTTAGGTTCTTCAACATCTGTTTCAGGTTTTGCTGAACGTTCCTCTTTTGGTTCCTCTTTTTTGGCTTCCTCTTTAGGTTCTTCCTTTGGTTCGTCCTTAGCTTCTTCTGCTTTGGCTTCTTCCTCTGGTTTCTCCTCGTCTTTATTATCAACTGCACGTTCTTCTTTAGGTTTTTCCTCGTCTAAAGCTTTAATTTCTTGCATTGCTTTTTCAGCTTCATCAAGTTTACCTTCTGATAATAAAGTTTGTGCTTGTTCCATAAGTTCTTGCCGTGACATACGCACACCCCTTTAATATTATTTTTCTTACTAAAGATAGTATATCACGAACAAGGGAACTTGTGGGTGTTACTTGTATAACCCTAATAGGTTTAATTCTAATTCTAGTTTACGCTTTTGAAATTGTTTTGCTTCCTCTTCCATTTGTTCTAATGAACGTTTAGCCACACTAACATCTGTGTCTGCATATGCTGGAATTGAAACCAGTGAGATTTCAAATAGTGACTTGATTTGTTTGATAGTTCTGTGATTTATTCCATCAGCTTTGCGCCATTCATCTTTAGCGACTGTGAATCCAAATGAACACTGACTAAGGTCACCACGTTTCACTAATTCCATTGCATCACGTCCAACTGATGTGTCAGGAAGTAATGCTCTAAATTTTAACCCAATGTCGTCAACCTCTAATGTTAGCGTTCCACTCTTTGTCCGTCCTAATAACTTACTTGAATCATGGTCAACGAACATACGAACGTCACTCATATCAACACCATCTAATGCACGCTTATCTATGAACTCAATGAAGCCACCTAAGTTCTCACTAGGTGAATCAAATTTTAAAGCGTAACCCTCAACAATGTTGTCTGTTACTGTTTCAACCTGTTGTAGCTGTCTAATTTCAAGATTCTTCACTTGCTGACACTCCTTCTTTTCCATCTACTTTCATTAATTCTTCACCTTCTTCAACATCTGCATAACCTAAATAGTCACGAATTTCGTTAGTCTTAATTGCTTTTAGCAACTCTTTATTCTGTTTACCTTCAAAAACTCGTTTACGTCTATCTTCATAGGTATCATTTAATAATGTTGTGAGGTCTAATTCTAACTCGTTACCTGTTTTAATTTCAATTTCATCACAGATAGCTCTTTCATATTGGCTAATAGTTGAAGCAATATAGATGTCATTTGCACCACTATCTGTAGAGTTTACTAATTCCATACCAAAGCGGTTCAATGGAATACCTAATACTTTTGCAATCTGTTGTGTACTAAACTTGTTACCTTGAATCAGTTTAAGAATATCAGTATTCATTTTGTATTCTTGGAACTCTGTTGTTTCGTCTAAGACAATAACGCCATTACTGTTAGTGCTACCACCGTTTGCCTTTTCAAAGTCCTGTCTGATTTTTGCTTTTGTTTCGTTGTCAACGTAACCGCCTTTTAGTTTTAAGATACCTCCTCCAAATACACCGTTAGCAAAGAACTTGCTTAAAATCTTACTACCGTTTGATTGCATAGCTACTTCATCTTTCAATGATAGTAAAGGACTTCTACCAAGGAAACCATCTACGGTTGTAATTCTAAAGTGCAAAATATCTTCTGGTTTACATTTGTACATGATGCTACCATAGTCCATTGTTACGTCATAGGTCCATTCACCTGTTGTAACGTTTTGGATTACGTTTACTTGTTCAGGTTTTACAAACTCCAAGCTCTCAACTACTCCTAATTTATCTCTGTGGATTAATGCATATGAGTTACCGCTTAGAATCAAGTTTGCTACTGTTGCGTACATGAACATGTAATGACTTTGCTTATTGTTTGGTCTTTTGTTAATCATTTTTAGAAATTGCTCATCAACTTCACTATTCTTAGTTGGTCTAAATTTTGACTGTCCTAAGTCACCACTAATAATATTGATACCTGTGAAAATATCTGAATTACGTAATGCTTTTTCACCTGTGATTTCTGTTGAATAAATGTCACTGCTTTCGATAAAGTCAATGAAGTTCTGCTTTGTTGTGCTTCTAGGTGCGACAAAAACTCCCATTTAATTATTCACCTTCTCCCAATTCTTTGTATAAGATTACTGATGGAATTAATAATGCTACTGCTAAGGCTACTAAACCAGCTACTAAACCAGTGAAAAACATTGCTGTGACTAGTGATAGCATACCTAAAACGTAGAAAATTACTACTAACCATACCGCATTTTGCATATTTACCCCTCCTATATACCTCATTTTACCACAAAACAATAGAAAAAAGAGTGCTAGTTAAAGCACTCTTTATACACCAAATCCAAATTTTCCTTCTTCAATCAGTTCTTTAAAGCTAATATACTCATAATCAAAGTACATTGCTTCACTCATTGCATTAATTAAGGCATCTATAGGGTCAATTTTGTTACGATTCATAGCCTTTTCAATAGCTATATTGTCCGCAAACTCACGCATAATAGCATTATATACCGCTCTAGTTAGTAGTGGGTTATCTGTTTGAATCACTTCACCCTTGATAATTGCATCACGTAAGTACTTTGTAGGTGCGTTTAAATACTGGATGCGCTGTGGTACTTCAATTAGTTTGTCTGGAAAGTCTTTGCTTAAGTTGATTACTGATGGTGTTGCTTGGTGTCCGTCATAGTAAATACCTTGTAGGTCTAAGTCATACTCTGTTATGAACTCTCTTATCCATTCACACATGTCCTCATGGTCTATCAAACCATCTGGTCGCTGACTGATGTTTACTAGTCCTAAGTTCTCATACTGTCTATACGGTATCTTATCTTTTATCTGTTTAGCTTCAATACCACCCACAGAAGCTATAAAAGCGTGACTGTCAAGAAGTAGCTTGCGTTCCTCTGCAATAGGTATCACCCAGCTAACTGCCGTCATATCGCCTGTACGTGCCAAATCAAGACCTATATAAACTGGTCTACCTTTTATATCATATGGTTTTGTTTGCTTAACAGCTTCCCAAGATTCTTTATCAATGAAACTGTCTTGTGATGATTGTACCCAGAAGTTCATTTCTTTAGTTAGCCAACCACTCATGTCACCCTTAGCCTTATACTCTGCTAATGAGTTAACCTTGTGTTCATACATTGTTTCATGTAGCTGTGCATTCTCAAACAGTGGGTTACTCTTAATCCAGTTAGCTTCATCATCTACTTCACCTAGGCTATCCATTTCCCAACACAAGGCAAGGTAAGCATCAGCTTCCACTTCCTCATTAAGTAGCTTAGTTATAAATGGGTATTCTATGCTATGCATTGGTCCATTCAAGTTTTTGGTTGTTGTACTAATAATCAAAATTAAACCTTGTAATTGTTGTGACTGTGAACTTTCTAATACCTCAATCATGGCTGTGCTTTTAGCTTCTCCATACTCATCAAGTACACCACATAGCACGTCTAGTCCGTCTAAGCTATCTGCATCACTTGATAGTGGCTTAACCGTTGATTCATCTTCTAAGTGTTCAATGTCTTTCTTATTAACTTTGGTTACTTTCCTTGTTCCATCACTTACTGCACGCAATGCCTTTAGCTGTGATTTTAACATGTTGAATACAATACCAGCTTGGTCTTTAGTGTTAGCCGCCGCTACAATCTGTCTTGAAGCGTTTGGATACTGACCTAATAAGAACTCATATAATGAGATACCAGCAACCAGAATTGACTTACCGTTTTTACGTGCTAGGCTGATATATACTTTTCTGAATCTACGCATCTTGTTTTTCTTTTTGCGCCAACCATATATCATAGCAATAATAAACTTCTGGAACTTAGCTAGTTTATTTGTCTTACGTGTCTTTGGGTCTGGTAGCATTTCAATAAATGCAACTGGTTCTAGTGCTTCTTTAGGGTCATAGTAGTATGGATAATCTGGGTCTAGTGACCGCTCTAAGTCCTTCTCATGACGTCTAATGGCTTGTTTAATCTTATTACCTATTGGTATTTGATTATACCTTACGTAATTGATGTAATCAGCTACAAAATCTATATTATTCATATGTATACCTCCTTGTTTCTATTATAGCACAAATAAAAAGACTTAGGTCATGAGTTTATCCAAAGGGGATAACAAACTTACCTAAGTCAACATGATTGAAACTTAATCTCGTTATATACATTATAACATAAAAAATAGTTTCTGTGTGTAAATAAAAAGACTTAGGTAGTTATTCCCATAAGGTGATAACTAGTCTAAGTCAATTGGTCGCACTGCAACCCTTCTTAAATGATTAAGTGTTGCTATGTGGTTGGCGGACCGTCCACATACGGACTGCCTCACAACACTTAATAGAGTTTTGCTCACTTGGTTAAGGAGGTAAGAGCGTTTCCTTGTAAATAGACCCTCACATCTATTTACTAACATGTTACTAACATGTCCGCAACTATTGCCGTAGTTGCGCCTGAATAATACTACCCAATATTATTCTAATCTACAAATCATCTGGAAGGCGTTTTGCCACGTATGGTGCGCATAATGTCCTTGAACATCAGTAGGCGTTACGTGTTCTTGTAAATACATTATACCACAACTTACTAACTTTGTTGACGTAACTTAATCAACTGTCCTAGTGGGTCATTGCTTTCTTTTGTTTTTTCAGCTGGTGCCACTATTTTCAGTCTTGCGTTAATTGTCAAACCAAGGTCAGCAGTTGCAGACTTCAACTCTTTACTATATGAGTTCATGATGTCAACACGTGGATTCTTCTTACCATCTGGTGTGATTTCTCCTTCTTCCATCAATCGCTCTGTTGCTTCACTATATAGGTAAGTGTAATTACAGTAACGAACCATTGTTTGTTGGTCCAATTCTGAAATAGGTAGGTCACCTATAAAGTGTGAGATACGTTCCCATTCAGGAAAAGCACCTTGCAATAATCCTTGTGGATAATAACTAAAGTCTAACTTCTCATAGTTGTAAAGTGCTTCTTCCTCTTTCTTACGTTCCTCTTGTTGCTCTGTTGTGAGGTTGCCAACTTGGGCATTAATTAATTTTCTTGGTCTACCCATTATGTTTCACCTCCTTATACTACTTCAATAATTTCATAATGGCGATTGCGTCCACCAAGCTTAGTGCGTACGTCTTTAAAGTAGCCTGATTTTTTATTATAAAATTTGTCTGCTTCTGTTTGCGACTTAAACGCTCGTGTTTGTTGCGTGTGCAAATCTTTTACCATAATAGGTTTTGGCGCTGGAATAATAATTACCTCCCTTACTATAATTTAAATTTAAGAAAAAACTCCCTAACAAAATTATAGCACAAAACGTGTTGTTTGAGAAACCAGTTTTGATGCGTGTTATCAGGGAAGTATTTCGTAATAGTGAATATGTGTAACATTCTGTGTAACGCTTGATATTACTGAAAAGAAACCAGTTTTGAATCGTGTTTTTCAAGGGAAAAAGCATGTTTTCAACTTTCGTTTTTAGAAATTCGTTTAAACA